ATCGTCTCGATGGCGTCGCCGAGGCTGGCGGCATTCAGGGCGGCGCCGAGGGCGAGCTTCACGGCTGCCCACTGCTGGCCGTTCGCCTTGGCGTGGATCGTCGCCCTGGCCCCCGTCGTCAATTCGCCCCCGAATCGTCGCCTCCCCGCCGCATCCACCCCGCTGCCCACCAACCTAGAAGGCTTACGGTGAGCCCACCGCGATCTAGTCCGGCGGCTGGAAGCTGTCAAGGGACATGGATCAATGCTGCCAGTGGCAGCACACGGCCAGTCACGCGTCGGGTAAGCGGCCGTCGACTTGGAAGGCCTGCACGCCGCGGCGAAACAGGACCAAGCCGAATCTCGCCATCGAGAGATGGTGGCGACGCCCGGTCTCGCGGAGCCAGGCTTTCTCCTGCGCCGTGATCGAGAGGTTGAGCCGCGCAAGGCGCACGGGCTTCCGCGGGCGTTTTGGCACGGCAGCAGAATTACGCACTTGGCTGCCCCGGCTGCAACTCTCATGGCTGCATTCGGCAGCAGCAGGCTCAGACGCGGGGAGTCCGCCGGCGGAGGCCGGCGAGGGCGCGCGCGAGCGCGAGCTGCGCGGCGGGCTCCGAGTGAATCAGGGCCGCCCACTCGAGCACCACGCGGGCGTCACCGACGTGGCCGACCCGCCGCCAGCGGGCGAGCGACGCTAGGGAGACCCGTAAGGCGCGCAGGAGGGCCGTCGGCCCCCCGGCGGCCTGGATGCTGCGGTAGACAATGTTACTCGGGAGCCGGCGGCGGCCGTTGCGGGGCATGCGGCCGTGTGTACCTGACGCCCGCAGGATAGGCAAGCGGTTGATAGTGTCAGACTTGACACTATCGTGGGGCGGGCGTATGGTCTACCCACATGACAACGCTCCGCCTCATTCTGCCCGCGCTCCTCCTCGCCGCCGGCGTGACCGGCTGTCCCGCCTACGAGGTCTACCGCATGATGAAGGTCCGGGCCGATCTGGCCGAGGGCTACCGCGCGTACTGCGCGGAACACGTGCAAGAGTGCGTCGACGCGTACAACCGCGCGCAGCTCGACGTGTACCTCAACCGCACCAAATGAGCGCGCTGCGTCCCTACGCCGCTCGCGTCGCCACGCCCGCGAGCACGCGCTTGCGCACGGCCTCCGGGTCGAGCTCGAGCGTCGCGCACGCCGGGCGAAAGGCGAGCGGCCAGCGCTCGTCGTCGTCCGCGAGCCACCGCACCGCGGCCGCGTACTGTTTCGACTCGCGCGGGTAGCGGCGGAGGTCGTCGAGCGACGCCATGAAGACCGCCAGCACCAACCGCCGTTCGCCCGGGAGCTCCCGGCGCCGCGCGAGAAACGCCGCCAGCGGCGCCGCGGCGTCGGTCGGATCCGGGCCTGCGTCAGGGAGCGCGATCCTGCGTTGCCCGCCCGAGCGCAGGGCATCCCCTTGCACCCGCAGCCCCGACACCGCAAAGAATGCCACGCTAACCGCCGGATATCACATGGCGCCCGCCGAGGAAAAGCCAGCTATGCAAACTGACACCATGCCCGCCGAGGTCACCGCCGATCTGCCCGCGCCCACGTTAGCGGGCCCGCTCGACGCCTCGGGCCTCATCGCCAAGGCGATCGAGCACCACGTCGGCATCGACACGCTCGAGCGCCTCTTGGCACTCCGCGAGCGCCTGAAAGCCGAGCAGGCGCGCGAAGCGTTCTTCCGGGCGCTCGCCGCCTTTCAGGGCGAGTGTCCCGTGATCGGCAAGTCGAAGGCCGTCACGATCCAGCCGCAGAGCGGGCGCGGCTACTCGTATCGGTACGCCCCGCTCGATGTGATCGTCGAGCAGGTCCGCCCCTACCTCCAGGCCAATGGCTTGTCGTACACGATCAAGACGCGGCAGGACGCCGGCAGCTTGACCGCGATTTGCGAGGCGCACCACGAGGCCGGGCATACCGAGCCGAGCGAGTTGACGGTGCCGATTGACCAGGCCGCGCGCATGAACGATACGCAGAAAGTCGGCGCCGCGCGCACCTATGCGATGCGCTACGCCTTCTGCAACGCCTTCGGGATTCTCACCGGCGACGAGGATACCGACGCCGTCACGCCCGGCGACGCCGCCCCTCCGTTCGAGACGCCCCGTCGCCAGACCGAGGCGACGCCGCGCCCGGGGCCCATCGCCGAGGAGGACCTCGCCGACAAACTCCGCCGGTCGATCGACACGCACGCCGCCCCTGCGACCCCCGCCGACGAGGAGGTGCGGCCGCCAGACGCGCTCTCGAAGCCCCGCGTCGCGCGGTTGATGGCGCTCCTGCACGCGGCGCTCGACGGGGCCGACGTGCCGCAAGACGCCCACGAGGAAGTCTTCACCCGCGCGCTCGAGTGGCTCACGGGGTGGGTCGCGACGACGCAGGGCCGCAGCAAGATCACCCATTGCTCGTACAAAGTGTACGACGAGCTCTGCGCGCAGATCCCGGTCGCCGTCGAGGCCGCGTTACAGGGCGAGCGCCGGCCCGCCCCACGCTTGGTCCGCCGCCGCACGTACGCCGCGCCGCGGCCGCTGCACTGACCGTGGCGACGCTGTCCACCGACGCCCGGGCCCCGGTCCTCACGTTCGATGCGGCCACCCACGAGTACCGCGTCGATGGCGCCCCGGTGCCGAGCGTGACGCAGCTCTTGGAGGACGCCGGGCTCACCCCGGACTATTCCGTCATCCCGCCGCCGGTCCTCCAGCATGCCCGTGAGCGTGGTATCCATATAGATGCCTGTTGCGACCTCCTCGACGCCGATGACCTCGACTGGCGGAGCGTGCATCCGGAAGCGCTCCCCTACGTCGAGGCGTGGCTCGCCTTTCGGGAGTCCGAGGGCTTCACGCCGATCGCCTCGCAAGTGCCCCTCTACCATCCGACGTACGGGTATGCGGGCACGACCGACGTCGTCGGCGTCCTCCCGGGTTCTCGGCCGGCGATCGTCGAGCGCAAGGCGACGGCCAAGATGGCGGCGACCTATGCGCTGCAAACGGCCGGCTACGGGCTCGACGGCCTGTGGTATGCGCCCCCGGGCGGCGGCGTGCTGGCGCCCGTCCCGTGGGAGCGCCCCGTGCGCCTCGGCGTGCAGCTTCGCCGGGATGGCTCGTATCTCCTGGTCCCCTACGACGACCCCGAGGACCTGGCGGCCTTTCTCGGCGTCGTCGCGCTCGGGCGGTGGCGCGGCGCGCGGCGTGCCTTGCAACCCATCCGGCGGGCGCGGTAGCGTTACACGCGATGGCAGGGAAACGGAACGGGCGGCCGACGCCGATGGACAAGCTGATCGAGGAGAGCGTGCAGCGGGCGCTCGCGACCTGGCTCGCCGGGCAAGCTGTCCGCGCGACCGAGGCGCTCACCGCCGAAATTTGGGCCGACGAGCAGTTTCGCCAGGATTTCCTCGCGACCGCCCGCGAGGTTGCGCACGAGACGTTGCAGCGCTTGCGCCGGTGACCGGCATGGGCGAGCTCACCGCCGATCTGCGGCTGCTCAAGTGGATGGTCGGCACGTTTGGCGTCGTGCTCGTCGGCCTCGTCGCGGGCCTCTACGCCGTGCTCTTTACCGTCGTCGGGCGGTTGCCGAGATGACCCCTGCCGAGGAGCTCGTCGATTGGACAAGCGAGGCGGGGCTGCGGGAAATTGAGCGGCGCATTGCCGCGCGCGAGCGGGGCGAACCCGACTCGGTCATCGCGTATGAGCGTATGGTGCGCTACGCCCTCCCGCAGTTAGTGCGCGTGGCGCGCGTAGCTCGTGGTTAGGGCTCGTCGGCCGCGCGCCGGAGCCGCTCGAGCGCATCGTCCTCGAGGGTCGCGAGCACGTCGGCCGGCAGCGCCGCGGTGATCTCGAGCGCGCCGAGCGTGACGCGGAGCTCGACGGCATCGGGCTCGGGCGCCGTCCACGGGCCACCGCGCGCCCCGCAGATGGCCAGGACGACCTCGACCGTCACCGGGAGCTCGAGGTCGACCGTGTAGGTCACGCCGGCGGGGCTTGGATGATGCCGAGGACCGTCAAGACGCGCTCGAGCGTCGCCGTGACGAACGCGGCCGAGCCGGCGACCTCGACGTCCAGGCCGTCGGAGCGTTTCACCTTGACCGAGGCGGGCGTCGCGTCGGCGGCGTCGGGGTGGCGAGTTGCGGCCATGGGCGGATCCTCCTCGGGGCGGGCCGTGTAGCATGTGGCCCGGGGCGGGCGTCAATCGCCGACGTACCGCGCCTGCTCGAGCGTGCGCACGAGCGCGCCCAAATACTCGGTCAAGATGGCGCGCCGGGCCTGGCTCGGGCGGCGGTCGTCGAGCCGGCGGAGATACGCCTGGAGGTGATTGATGGCCCAGTCGGCATGCTCGGCCTCGAGCCGTTTCGCCTCGTACCACTCGCCCGGATCACGCGCCATGTTACGCTGCGGCCCCACCACCGCGGCGCGTGCGGGCACGCGATGTCCTCACCACGTCGCCACGCGGCCCGCTCCCCGTCAGCACACGGCTGGACTCGGCACGGCAGGCTTTGCAGAGGCGCCGGCCTTTCCAGCGATAGAGATTCGAGCCCGAGAATGGATGCCCGCGGAGGCAATGTGTTTTCCGAGACTCTCGCCCGCCCCACCCATTGCCGCGCAGGATGTTCTCGCGGTGTAACACGGGCTCGAGATGGTCCGGGCGCACACACGCAGGCTGTCGGCACAAGTGATCGAGCTCGAGAGTCGCCGGCAGCGGCCCGTGAAGCTGCTCGTAAACGAGCCGATGCGCGAGCCAGTGTCGCCGACCATACCAGACCCGTCCGTAGCCCCGGAGCGTGGGCCCCTGCCACAACCAGCAGTCTGCCGTAAAGTCTACCCGTGCGAGGATACGGCGCCACCTAACCGAGTTGGTCATGCACGAGATCCTTAAAAAAGCCGGGCCCGGCCGAGCTGACCGCCGTGAGGCGTCCCCCACCTTCGATGGTCGGGCGAAGTGCAACCCAAGTTTCGAAGGCATGGTCCCAGAATGCTACTTCGTCCGCTAATACAGATGTGAAAGTGTGCTGGCGGGCCTGCTCCTCGCCCTCGCCGAGCGCCACGATCTCCGAGCCATTCGGGAAGCGGAGAAACCCGATCGAGTACTCGGTCTCGCAGGGCGGAAACGTCGCCGGTAGGTGATCGTGAATGAACTTGGCGCGCCGCACGAGCTCGGCCGACCCCTCGGTCTCCGTCTTGCCGAGCTTGCGGGCCATGAACGCGACCTTCGCATGCGGGGAAAACCGCGCGAGCCAGTAGTTGACCGCGACAAAGAGCCAGGTGACGACCATGCGCCGGGATTTGGGCACGGCCAGGAGGGGATGCTCTTGCCACCGGCGGACCAGCAGCTCGGCGTACGCATGCGCGGGGTACCGCCGCACGCGGCCGGTCACCTCGTCCCGCGTCCACACGCAGTCGCGCACAAACGCCCACGGGTCGCCCGCGGCGCCGTACGTCGCCAGCGTTTTGCGTTGCTCGAGGAGTAAGCGCGCCGCCGCGCGCATCGCGAGCGGATGGTCGGGGCCGAGGACGCAGCCCGCGCCGGCGCCCGGCTCAGGCATCGGGCACGCGCGTGCCGCCCCGGGCGCGGTCGTAGGTCGTGAGCGCCGCCCGTCCCTGCGCGGCGGCGATGCCGCGCTCGTAGGCGCTCAACGCCGTGAGGCCCTCCAGCAGCCACGCCCGGAGGTCCTCGTCCTCGAGGCACCCGTCGCGGCACGCCTCCCAGAGGTCCGTGAGCGCCTCGCCGATCGCCGACAGCTGGCCCCGCTGCGCCTCGCTCATGCACCCCGAGCACGCCGCCCGCGTCACCCGGGCGACGAGCCGCAGGCGCCCGAGTTGCACCGTCCCCATCATCCCCCGCCCTCCGGCCCCGGCAAGAGCCCCGCCACGCCCGCAAAGCGCTCGGGCCACTCGCCCCGCGCCGAGAACGCCTCCAGCTCCGCATCCGAGAGCTGCTCGAGCACATGCAGGTGGAGATGCGCCGTCCGCGCCACCTTGTCCCCGCTCGTCGTGAGCACCAGGTCGGCGGCCCGAATCGCGTCCGCATCGCGCTTGGCCCGCCCGACCCGCGTGCCGGTGGCTTTGTCCTTCCGCCCGCCCGCGAGCTCCGCCACGTGCTCCATCACCGCCGGCGCCGCCGCCTTCGCCTGCGCCGCCACCCCGAACTCGCCCCGCATGACCCGCTCGAGCTGCGCATCGCGCACCAAGGCGATGATCCGTTGCACGGCGGGATGCTTGAGGGCGTTGCGCGCCGCCTCGGTCGTCGTGTAGCCGATCGCCCGCGCAATCGCGTCGGCGTTGTAGCCGCCCAAGTACAGCATGGCGACCGACCAGAGCCGCGCCTTGGTCGAGCGCCGCAGTTCCTCGAGGCTCATGGAGCTACACGCCTCGAGCCACGCCTTGGCGTTGGCGAGCCGCTCGGCCCGCGTCCGCTTCCACGACGCCTGCATGGCGGCGACCCGCTCGGCCAAGACCTCGGGCGGCGCCCCGAGATGCGCTTGCGTCCCCGGCCCCGTCCGCCCGCCGCTCATGCGACCCGCTCCCAGCGGAGCTTCTCTTGCCAGGGCTCGTAGTCGACCCGGGGCCGCGCGGGCCGCGACCACGACGCCCGCGGCACGGTCCCCGCCACCACGAACCCCGCCGCCCGCAGGCTCGCGCCCGACTCGTCCGGCCGCGTGTAGGTGACGACCTGGCGATACCCGAGCGCCCGCCCCAACTGCCGCGCCGCCCCGTAGAGGAAGCTGCACGCATTGCGCGTCCCGTCCGTGGCGACGCGCGTGATCTCGACCGTCGGCACGGCCCGCGCCTGCAGGCCCGCCGCCACCGGCCGCCCGACAATCGCCACCCCGACGATGCGCGCGCCCAGCGTCGCCGCGATCGCGGCCTTCGCGCCGCGCACCGGGCGGCTGTGGCGGTGCCAGCGCTCGACGAACGCCTGCGCCTGCCGCAGCGTGATCGGCGCCAGCGCCAGCCGCTCGCTCATGCGCCCGCCCCGATAGCATACCGCCCCCCGCCCGCCTAGCCACCCGGCCCCGTCCGCAGGGTGGTGCCTGCGAGATGGGCACCGCCGGTCGGCCGTCGCCCCGGCCGTGCCCGGGCCCCGGCGTCGGGGACGGCTCGCGCTCGCGCGCTCCCGGCCCGGCCAGGCGCGGGTTGCCGCATCCTGGCCAGCCAGCGAGCTAGCAGGCCAGCCAGCAGGCTAGCCTGACAGTGGGGCTGCTGACCCCCCGCCAGGGGGGTGCGAGCGAGCGGAGCGAGCGGCTGGTCCGATCCCGGGCCCCCACCGCGGCGCGGATTGGGTAGCAAGGTGCGGATCTGGCGTGCTATCACCGGGGGCGGGGTGGGGCCAGCACGGCCCGCGCGCGTCCGCGCGAGGGGAATCCCCCCCTGACCCCCCCCTTACGGGCTGGGGTCGGCGGTGCCTGACGGACGGCCGCCGGGTTGGCGCGAGCCGCTCCCGGGAGCTGCCAGGCTCCCTGCCGGCCGCGGGGCGGGCAGGGACCAGACGGGCGGGTCCACTCCCCAC